AGCAACATCGCCAGCTTTATCTCCGACATAATCCACTGCCTCGCCAGCAGCATCAAGGACATAGGGGAGCGGGTTGGAGGAAGGCATCGCAGCATTAAAACTTGATACTCTGTCTAGTTCCGGCCCATCAAAACCCAGCTCTGGACGAGTACGCTTGTAGCCTTGCTGCTCTAAAGTTAGACCAGTAGTTGTGCCTAATATCTCTTCTCCCATCCTTCTTAATTCGGCCTGCGAATAAACGCTTGCATCCCTTCCTTCTGCCCTTAACATGTTAATAGCAGCATCAACCGCATCTACCATGTTGCTTGGGCCATAAACGCGCCCTGCCTCAGCCATTCCTACCACGCCACCTCCGCTCGCCAATTGAACTCCCATCCCGCCTAGCCCTTGAGGAACACCGCCTGCGAAAATTGCAGGCGAAGGAGAAGGCATGGACGGGACAGGAGAAGCTTGGTCCATAGGAGAAGGTTGACCCATAGGAGTTCCTAGACCTTGCCGACTTGCTGAACTAGCAGCCAACATTTGAGAAACTATCGGCGTTGAAAGATCATCTTCGTTAGCCGCAAAATTATTTCGCATTTCCGTCCGTCTGTGGATTTCGGAAAGTATAAGAAACTGAGGAATCTGACCAGAAGGCTGCTGCATTTCTGAGTCTAAGGCCGCATCGGGCAATCCTTTTACTATGTCTTCTTGTTCAAGAATATTACTCATACTAGCCACCTCCCCATCCAGCACCCCAGCCGCCAGCACCACCCTGAGTGGCTCCGTACAAACTTGCTGCGCCTAAGCCTGTCCCAAGAAGCTGTTGAAATCCTGATGGCTGATCACCGTACACAGCCTTCGTTGTTCCCGGCCCAACAGGTACTCCTCTTAACAAGCCAGAGTAAAGGTTAAGCTGTTCTCTAGGGAACGCTTGTTGACGTAAGAAATCCTGATAGCCAATATCAAGACCTTGTTGCGCTAATCCTCTACGCCTTCCGCCTGCTGCTTCAAGCTGACCAAGACGATCATACTCCATAGCCTGACGAGTGCCTGTAAGACCAGCCATGTTGTTCTGTGCCGCCATACGTCTGTCAACATCTTGACCTAATGTTTGGAAGCCTCGCATGGATATATCTGCTAACTCACCAAGACCCTGTCTATTAAAGGTAGCCCTCTGCATGTTCGCTTGCCTGTCCTGTTCATAAGCCTGCCTAGCTTGACCTATATCTTGAAAACCAGCTTGTCGATTGGCTTCTCCAAACTGCAAATCTGCTTGCCTATTGGCCTCTCCAAATTGCAAATTTGCCTGCCTATTAGCTTCCTGCCTATTAAAGTCACTAGCCCTGTCTGCATCGAAAGCCTGTCGAGCTTGCATATAATTTTCCATGTCTCCGCGAGATTGAATATCACCGAGCTGAGTACCTAAATTTCTTTCTCTTTCGGACTGCATAACTCCTTCACGATAACCCCCAAGACCACCAGCCATTGTTGCCTGCGCCGCAATGTCATTAGCTGCTCTCTCTGACTCCTCTCTAGCAAGCCTTTTCTGCACATCTGTAAATTGCTGCTGATAAGGATTCATATACGACTCAAGAATCCCTGCATCTCCAAATTTATCTAAAGCAATAGCCTCTTGAGTTAAAGAGTCTTGCGTTAAATCCTCGCCCCCAAGCAGATAGTTTTCTTGAGTAGCGGCATCAGTAAACCTCGGATCACTTAATTGAACATCCGTAAACTCAGGACGCTCAGTTGCATATTTACCTACGTTTGCCCCTAGAGCTTGTGTTACTTCATCCGCCTGCAAAGCCCTTTGATAAGGGCTACCCATGCCGATTTCTCTAATTCCTTGTTGGGCCTCTCTAAAAGACTCAGGAGTGCCAGCCAAAGCCATATCAGCATAAGCTTCTTGAGCGCCAGCTTCGTATTGATCAAAGTCGGCAATTCTCCTAGATGGATAAGTTTCATAGCCAGTTAACGATTCATAAACGCCTCGACCTAAAAGGTCTTTATAAAAAGGTACTAGCTCTACTGGTAATTTTTCTACCTGAGTAGTGCTAGTTGTATTAGTTCCGCCGCCCTTACTCATTTACTAATCTCCTTTTCAAATACTGTATACGCATCTTGATAATCACGCTCTTGAAACCATTTCCAGAATCCTTTACGCGCAGTTGCCTCAATGCCCGAACAACCAGCAGCCTTCGCAAAGTCTTCAATTATATCTAAAAAAGACAAGCCCCAAGTATCTAAACCTTTGCCACCCAAATACTGAACCGCTAACATTTTTCGATTTGGATAATCTAATATCTCTGTTGTTCCCACGCCTTTAATAGGCTCCTCACCTTCAAAAACGATCCATAACTGCTGCCTTCCTTCTTTAAGAGCGGCCAGCAAAGTCTGCATAGTCCATCGCCCATGAGACCTTTCAACCGCAGGGTAAAGCAGAGGAGAAACTTCATCCCACAGCATCAAAATCTTGTCCGAAGGAATAGCCGTTATTATGTTTAGTGATCTTAAATCTTTAGCCGCTAAACTCATGCTGGCATTACCGTTGACTTGTCAATAGGAGAAGGCTGTCTACCACCGCTTCGAGCATTTCTTACGCCCTGCATCATCTCATCTAGCACATCTGCGCCAGCATCTGAGTTTCCATCTCCTAGTCCTGACACGACATCAGCAGCAATAATATACTCGCCCGGCGAGACAGCAACCTGTTGATCCTCTCCGATCATGCCCATCACCTCATCCGCCATTCCACCGCTTTCTCCAGCAATCATTCCTTCTGTTTGCGCGTTCGGAACAATACTCTGAAGAACAGCTTCTCTTAATTCTCTAAACGCATCTACGCCATATTCTTCTATGAACATATTAATTACAGAGTCGGCATCTTCTATGCCGCCTTTGATGGCCTCAATAGTCATGGCTACGAGATCGTCATAATCCACCTCTGGTGGCTCTTCAACTATGAGCGCTTCTTGAACCATTGCCACTTCAGGAGGCATCTCTTGCATAAACTGTCCATCAGCAGGAATATCAGCTATCCCTCCATCAGCAAGCTCCACTGGCCCCATCCTCGTCATAAAGCGTCTAGTGCCTACTCGGCCTCCGCCAGCGACTCCAACCTCTCCAAACTCGACATCATCAGTGACGTAATCCTCCACAACAGGGGGAACAACTTGGTCATAAAAAGATTGAACTGTACTCGTGTCAACATCAAGAGCGGCTGCAACCTCTCCCGCAGATACCCCATTCTGTATAGCCACTTCAGAGAATTGTATTGCCTCCTCAGCAGTATATGGGCCTTCACCAAAAGTTTCGGTAATATACTGCTTTATCAGCCCACCACGGTTTCCAGCTTCGCTTGCGTCTTCTGTAGAAACGGTCTCCTCAACAGCGTCAGCCTCATTCACGGCTCTTTGAGCCATAAGACGATCATGTTCTGCTTGAACTTCCGCTTCAGTTTTGCCATAACGCTCAGCGACAGCAGAAACACTGGTTTCCCCACTATTTATCAAGTCAACTAAACCTACAATCTCTTCCTGACTAATAATCCCTGTATTGGTTCCGTAATCTGAAAGAGCAGCAGAAGCATCTCTATTAGTGGTTATAGTTTCAATTTCACTGAGAACGTCATTTACATCGACATCAAAACGGTCAGCTATATCTTCGGCTGTAAAGTCGCCAGCCAATACGCCATCTACAAGAGAATTAATATCTTCTTGTGTCTGAAGCGTAGCAATCCCTTCATAGTCAGCGAGAGGGTCAACCTCAGCTTCCGCAGGAGCCGCATTCGTGGCTCTTTGAGCCATAAGACGATCATATTCAGCCTGAACCTCAGCTTCCGTTTTCCCATAACGAGCAGCAACATCAGCAACACTGGTGTCTCCGCTATTGATTAAATCAACCAAACCGACAATCTCTTCTTGCGAAATTATGCCTGTGTCAGTTCCAAAATCATCAAGAGCATCATTCCGCAGCAGCGGTTCATCAAAATAATCAGTTTGCTCCTCCTCTCGTCCACCAGATAACCCATAATTGGAATCGTCCAGCCCAGTCCCGGTAACAATTGACCCATTTGTTGATGCCACTAAAGAGTCTAGGTAAGCTTGGACAGCGGCTGCTGTAGTGCCGTAACGACTAGCCACAGCATCAATCGTGGTGGCTCCGCTATTTATCATGCTAACTAAACTAGCAACTTCTTCTTCGGTTGCTGAATCAATGTCGGTTCCAAAATGCAACAATGGATCAGTAACCGCTGTATCAGCTAATGTTCCGCTAACATCACCGGCCTCAGCAACAGTAGTAGTGGTTAAAGAGTCTAGGTAAGCTTGAACAGCCGCCGATGTAGTGCCGTAACGACTAGCAACGGCCTCAATAGTGGTGGCTCCGCTATTTATCATACTAACCAAGCTGGTAACTTCTGCCTCGGTCGCAGAATCGATATCAGTTCCAAATGCAGCTAATGGGTCGACAACAGTGTCATCAGCAGCCGCTAAAGAGTCTAGGTAATCTTGAAAACTATCGCCAAAAGAACCGTCAAAGGCATCAAAGGTTCCCATAATGGCGGCATCGCCTTCGTCTGAACTAAGCTCTAAGAGATTGTTAATGCTCGCCATCTCAGCAGCAGTAAGCTCTCCATCCGCCAGATAAGAAGCCACGCTGCTGTTTGTCCACCCAGCCTGCGCCTCATGCTTATTTCCCGCAGCATCATACAGATGCTCAGTTGCAGCCGTACCCACAACCGTTGAGCCACCATCCACAACCGTTGACCCACCGTCAACAACCGTTGACCCACCGTCAACAACCGTTGAGCCACCGTCAACAACATCAACTGTCACCGCTGCATCCGCAGCCGCTTGAGTGTTATAGCTACCTAGAGGACAAACTCCATAGATATCAGACTTTGATGTTGTGTAAGTGCCATCATCATTTGAGGTATAACAATCAACTTTGATTGACTCGGTTTCTAAATTCTCAATTCCTCCAGCGGTATTAGTAATACCTCCGGTTGTTCCGCTAAAATCACCAGCCGCAGCAAGAGTGTTCGTGTCAGCAACAGGTGCATTCCCAGTATTTCCCGCAAGAAGTCCTGCCATGTAGTCGCTTGGGCCAGCTCCAAATAAATCCTGATAACGCTCTATAGGACGATCATCTACATAATCAAAGAATTGAAATTCTTTTTCAAAACCATGTCGATAATCTGAAGGAGGCTTTTGTTTAAAGTCTCCTCTCAAGAAAGATTGTCTCTCTGCGCCAGAGTTTGGCGTAGTCTTAACAAAATAACGATTATCTGCATCTAGGCCAGTCGTTGTGCCTCGTATCTCGTCCCCCATTTCGTCTGCCCACGCATCGCTTAAAGCGTCTCCAGCAGAGCCGCCAGCGCTTATGTTTTCAAGCGAAGCCCCTTGGTCAACAAGTGAGTTGACTCCAGCGGCAGTGTTGGTGATTACTTTTCCTACATCTTGATCAGTAAGTGTATATTGATCGCCCTCAGTGCCTCCTAGACTGCCAGCGCCAACGCCATAAGCAGGATCACCGGGATTACCTGAGTATACTGACCGGCCAAGAGAAAGGTCATCAGAAACAACGGCAGTGCTGTTGTAGGGGATGTATCCCAAACGTGCATAAGCTTCCTCTGCGGTCTCACCGGGAAGAAAGCCCATGCCTGCGTCTTGGGCAGCTCCAAACGCCTCACCTCCTCCGTTAAGCCCCACAATGCCACCTGAAGCAGCGTTATAGCGTCCCGCATAAGGGTTAGAAGGCACTCCAGATGGCCCTCGATTAGCGGATGGCATTCGGCCCTGTCTTTGGTTTCTTCTGTCGGCTACAGCAACTGACTCATCAAAAACATCCTGCCATTCCTGCGCGTAAGCCTTATCTTCACCTAACTGTTTCTTTGAAAGGTCGTCCATAGCCTCTTGCTGTTCCACCGAGGCCATTGTTCCCATTCCTACTGCCATCGGTAACATAGAAGAGGGACTCAGCGCTTGCTTGCCCATAGCCTTAAAACCTTCCATATCGGTAAAACCACCCATCCTCTGGGCTGGAGTCAATGCGGAGCGAGCTGAAGCTAAGCCTGTTTGCGCTGCTCCTACAGCATCCATCTGTTGAAGCTGCTGTAACTGATTGGGGCTAATATTTAGTCCCAGATTGCCGCCCGGATTGGGCGCTGGCGCTGCATTAGCTAAATACCCTGCGGTTGTTGGGGTAGAAATCCCCGGAGCCAACTGAGCTGCTTTTTCTCCAGCCGCGCCTAAAGCTGTATTAGCGGTAGCTAGTGAAGTCTCAGCTCCGGTTACGCCTTGCATAGCCTGAGAAACACCCTCATTAGCAACATCAGCACCAGCACCAAGGATTTTTCCTAAGCCAAAACCTGTTACGCCGCTAATTATGCCCTTCTCTAAAGAACCGCTTTCCGCCCATGTAGCAAGACCAGCACCCACCGCACCAGCTCCAGCCATCCCAAGAGCTGTACCACCCAACAATGATGTTCCCAGAGCGCTTCCAATCAGAGGCGCTAGGAAAGGCAGGAATGCTTCAGGCTGACCAGTTACAGGATTAATTGTTAACTGCCCAGTAGGAGACATAGAAGCAAGCCCCTGAACCTCGTAGGGGTTCATGTGAACAAGCTGAGAATCTCCGTAACGTCCATGACCAGCCATTTGATTGGCTTGTCTGGCTAGAGGTGCTTTGGGTGCTATGTTGTTCATGCTTATACCTAGCTGGTTTCTACGCCGAATAAATTAAAACTCATATCTCCAGAGGAGGCATAAATTTTAAGCACATCGGCCTGATTAAGGGTCATCCCAATAACAACGGTCAGTGTATCATTTGCTGCCACTGACTTGTCATAGAAAAGATATTGCTTGTCGCTTGCTACCGCCCCCTCAACATGAGCGCTTAGCCGAAAAGTTTGAGCGCCTGCATTACGATTACACGCCACAAAAGAACTTATAGTTGTTTGCGCGAGATCAGGAACCGTATAAAGAGGTGTTACGGTGGTTGCTACTGGAGCGATCTGACCTAAGACTTTTATTACATCAGCCATTGCCCGCCCCCATTAATAAGAACTGGTATCGCTTTAAGGCCAAAGATTCTTCTTTGCCTCCCTTTGTAGAGATTTCTCTAACATCATCACCAACAGCAGAAAAAGAACGCTCTATAGATCGCCTGAGCGTAAGCTCATTCTGAAAATCATAATTAGGATTTGCAGTAGGCAATACAACTAAATTTACTTTCTGAGCCATTAGCGCCTTCCGTCAGGTCTTATATCAAATCTAAGCTGGCCTAAAGTCCACCCATAGCCAGTACCAGTACTCTCAACTCTTATTATTGACTCTCTAGTTCTTGCTCTTACATAAGACTGATTAGTCGAAGGCGTTACCGTAGCAGTAGCCAATGTTGTTGCCGTGTTTAAAGGAAAGTCTTTTCCTTTTAAGGTGATATCCATTGCGGCACTTGCAGTCGTTCCTCTGAACTCAAAATCAGGAATCATCCTATTCACAAACATGAACTGTTCGCCTTCTCCCATTTCCACACCACCAGACTCTATGTAGCCATTCATAGCTATGCCGTCAGCGTCATGACCAAACTCATGATTGTATAAATAGTTTTCTTGTGAGGAGGTAATGGCTGAGGCGGCAATAGGATAAGTCCTAGTGTTGGCTGGTATCCATGCGCCTCTGGTTAACGTCCCTATAGCCCAAGAGTCTTCCATGTAATTGTAAGAAACGTAATTAGTGCATTCTGTGTTGCCCGTACCTACAGGATAAAACCAATAGACTTCGGAAAAATCTACGCTTGTAGTGGCAAATACCTTGTACTCTTCTGATGTATTTATATTGCTAAAAACGTAGTCAAGGACAGTACAGGTCAAACGCTGGATTGAACCGTTATAAAAGTAAAAACCACCCCGATCCATGAAGAAAACCATATCGCCTGCATTGGTAGCGGCGTTAGGAGATATCATTGACAGCCCTTCGTTTACAACCTCAAATTGATAAGTAAACGGAGAGCCAGAGAAGCGCATAGAGTGAATGCTGTTATTGGTAAAGATTAGTATCTCTTGCCGAGTCTTGATAGCCGATACAATATACGATCCCGCCGTAAGGGTTACGCCACCAGAAGTGTTTGTAGAGGTAGGAGTCCAATCAAAAGGATTTTCTTGGTCAGACCATCTGACTAACAGAGGATCAATAGTCGCTATGCCAATGCCATTGCACCCAAAACAAATAGTATGACGATCTGTTTCTGACACCATGACTTGTAAGGCTAAAACAGGAGGGCTTACTGCTCCTACCTTGTCAGTAAGAGCCACTGCGCGAATTCCAGTCCCTGCGCTTTCATCCCAGTAATAAATCCCACCACCACGCACACAAAAAATCAGGTCATTACCAAAGGTGTCTTGGCTCCAAAGCCTAAGCTGGTTGCCAGAAGTAATAGCTGTTGATCCGCCCCAAGCAGCCGAACCCCACGTTCCCGCGCCAAATCCTGAAGAAGAAACGTAAGTGTTAAGTCCTGTATTGATTTGGTAAGCACCAACGACCGACCCTCCGCCATTTCCGACATCGCCAGCAGATGCCGTTACCGTAACCCCAGCCGTAGTTTTAGCTGTAATTGTGTAGGTGTTGGCATCGGCAACATTGAGAATTTGGTATTCCTGATTCAGGACAGCCGCAGTGACGTTACCGCCTAGCGAGACTGCTCCTGAAAAAGTAACAAAATCATTAGTAACTGCGCCGTGATTAACATCGGTAATGGTTAAAGTAGAAGAGCCATTAACAGCAGCAAAAGTAACCGCTCCTGCGAGAGTCGTTTCTCTTATCGGCGTAACATCATTGTAATTAGCGCCTTCATTAACATAAAACTTTAAATTGGTTCCAACGCCAAGATACTCAATAGAGGCTGATGCTACCCAGTCTAATAAAGAGCGGCATATTCCCAAAAAATAATTGGTCGAATACTTCTGCCATCCTCCTATTTGTTCTGGCCTGCCTTTCCGAAAACGAATCTTATCGGCATCATACCAACCGCTTCCTGCGGTCAGCTCTGTGCCTTCTCGATTAATACCCGGCTTAAAGTCATATTTAACAAGCATCTTCTATTATTACCCTTATCCGGTTAAGGAATGTTTAAACGTAAGTATTTGCGCTGATCTGATCTGTAATTTCTAAGGCTCTCCCCTTTACCTGTCTTGCCCATTTTGAGTTTAAAAAATGAGTAGCCGCTTCTTTGTGATTTCCCTTTTCCATTTCTGAAATAGCGATCTTAAAGGTAGCAAATCTAACTCTTCCTAAATTAAAATGCATATTAATAATAGCGTCTTTCCGAGGGCCATCTTCCATGTCAGTGAACCACGGGTACTCTTGACTCAATT